ATGAACATCATCAAACAGATATTGATTCAGGATCTTGAACGGATCAATCTTAAAGAACATCGTGACGGTAAAGTGCACTTCAACAGTATTTTTATTCGCCACCATCCATACCTATGCCTGGCGATGATTATCGCTTATGCTTCTCTTGCTGCACTCATGTGGTATACACCCTATTTCGGTGTATGGTCTCTTATCGCATTTTCCATAGCTTTTGTTGCTATGGCGGCTGTTCTGCTATTTGATATCAAGCCTGTTTACCATTTTGAAGATATTGGGGTACTCGATCTACGTGTATGTTATAACGGTGAATGGTTCGTCAATGAACCAATATCTAAAGCAGCCATCAATAAAATACTCGTTCATCCTCAAGTACCTGATGAAATCAAAAATGACATCCGACACATTATGAAGAAGAAACATGTTATTTGTTTCTATGATGTGTTTATACTCACTTTTTTCAGAACAGTCTCCTTACTCTCAATCTATGGCAATGGTAAATAAAGGTGCATAAACTCAATAAATTAGCTTACTAATGACACGACATGCTTGCATAGCAAGCAAACAGTAAAAAAATAATATTTTTGCGTTGACACTATTTAAGTTCATCGCTAATATCCGCTCCGTTATCAGGAACAACCCAATTCCTCCATAGTTCAGTCGGTAGAACGGCGGACTGTTAATCCGTATGTCGCTGGTTCGAGTCCAGCTGGAGGAGCCAGATTAAGACAGTTGCGCAAGTTTTATCATGCGTGATGTCAAAATTGAGCTAAATCATTTAGCCCAGAACAATTAAAAAAGGCTTCCCACAACGGGGAAGCCTTTTTTTTATTCTTGAATATATTCAAATTATGACTACCTTATCGTTGAATGTAGCGCGCCGCGTGAATTGAAAAAACGTTTCATTTAAATCGCGAAAAATTATATTACGATGTTTTTATCAAAACACGCGGTATATTTAGATTATTTTAACATCGTGCGCCAGGGCTATTCAGACAGGGATTTGATTGATATTCCGGTTGGCAGGTCTATCTCTGTTCGTGTCCAGATGCCTGAAAACTCTATTTGGAACCAACAACAGAAAAAATTAGCTGAGGCACAATAAGAAAAGGGGCTATGTGCCCCTGATGATCACTCTGGCGCTTTAGGCCAATCAATATCTGGTGCTGCCGATACGTCAATATCCGTGAGTTTCACGCTGTAAATTTCCCACTCACGCAACGAGGTGATGTCCTGCTCCGTTGCCATTTCCAGTCTCTGTTTCCGTTCCAGCAGGACAATTTGTCGCTCTGCGTCATGCAGTAATGTTTGACGCTGATTTTCTGCCTGTTGAACCGCATGCTGATGCAGCGCCGTTTTGTCTGTTATCCACTGTTGACCGTCCCATTGGTCAAAAGCCGTACCGGGCGCGTGCAGGGTATATTCAGGCTTTAGTTCCCCGATATAGTTAATCACCGTTTCCTGTTGTGTCTCCGTGTGATAGGCGATTTTACCGCGATAGTCGGGGATATGTACCCATGACTGCCCATCCGGGGCGCGAATAACGGCGGTATTTTCTGAATCCGGTAACTCAGGCGCATCCCGATATGCATCCGCCACCACGGAAAAACCCACAGGCACACTGTCATAGGACACCCCCAGAAACTCCCGGGTTTGAGCATGACAAATGTAAACTGTTACCCAGCCTGCTACCGCCGCCAAGCCCTTTTCATCAAATTCTGCTAATTGAATGTTGGTTGTATAGTTAGCCATTAGAATGCCCTAGTAATATAAATCACTGATTTGTTAACCGGTCTGTTTTCGTTTGCCGTAGGAACCACCCGCGAGGCATCAAATGAGTATGAAACGGAATCCCCTCCACTGCCTGCCTGGCGCCCAAATTTGGTCACTGCTACATCAAATGCACCATTACCATAGTTACTGGTTAATCCAGATTCTGTTGTGGGTGTGCCGAATCTCCCTGTGATATTCCGTATCGCATCCCCCTGAATCGTTCCCAACTCGCGTCCGGGATCATATCCCCGGCTCCCTGTCACATCACTGTAATCCAGTCCACGCTTAAACAATCCTCGGTCATCGGGTATCCTCCCTGTCGGAAAAATGGTTAATAACTCAGCGTACCTGGATTTATCAAACTCCCGGCCATCGTTTATCAGGAACCCGGGCGGTATGGGGGCTCTGGATTGCCATTCAAGGGTGGCACCAATGGGGACGCTCACTATTCGCTGTTGGGCAACACTGTGATTGCTATTTAAAAACCGGGTATGCAAGGTTGCGCCAGAATCAATCCAGATCTGCCCGGTATTACCACCAATACCCACACTGACGCCCCTTGCCCATTCTGTTGTTTTTCCACATGAAAAGGGGCCATGGTAGTTATCATCGGGAAGGTTTTCCTGATAAGTTCCACGCGGATAGGCGTGCACATCGTCCGCACTCAGTGTGATATCCCCCATCAGCGATTTGCTGTTAATTTTCCGGCTATTGGGGACGGCACTTTCTGCCCGCTCGACGGTTTTCACTAAACCGAGGTTTTTCACAAACTCAGTGGGGTTGGGGATATCGGCCCCATTCGCCTGTTTGGACAACCAGCCATCTGATACAATTTTTTTTGATTGCAGCAGACAGTTGATTCAATTTGCCCTTATCCGGCGTGACTCCCGCTTCTTTCAGTACATTCAGCAATTCCGCCTGAACCTGGTTAAACCATTCCTGACCGGGATAACTGGCACTTAATCCCGCCCCACCTTCAGTAAACCAGAGAGGCGCAGAATTATTCGTTGGGGTGATGGCAGGCATCACATTGATACCTGACGGGTTATCGAGTCCGAACATTGTTATTCCTCACTCATAAATAAAAACAAATTCAGTTTCGGCGGGGGCGTAACGCTCCAGCAGGCATTCCAGATCGGCGGCGTCAGCAATGCGTAAGCGCTGCTGGCAGTTATCCAGTACGTTGGCAAAATGTGTCGTTCTGTCGGCAACGTGGACGAACACGCGAAACCAGTTAGTAGCACACCTTCAGCGGTGTTACCTGTGCGGCCTGTCTCAATGGCAGTGACTGAAACCGGGTTATCACCTGCGACGGCATGAACATCATCAATGGATTCAAACACCACGCCATCAGGGCGCTGCCAGCGGGTGCCTCCGGGGATGAGTGTTTCCGCCGAAACGGTCACGGTTAAAGTGCCGCGGGCGTTCGTGGCGGCTTTACGCCAGACACCCCAGAATTCGCAGTGTTCCAGCAGCTTGTCATCATCAGCAAGGTGCGGAATCACCTGACGGCTGATCCACGCCAGATGGTCATGCAGTCCAGCAGCATTGCCGGCATTGGCATACGCGATGGCATTGGTTGTCCTAAATGCCGTCCGGGCATAGGTGCCCGGCAACCGGCTTTCAATGTCCGCCTGATTTCGGGCGATCAATGTTGACAGTGTGGGGGCTTTATACGGCATTTAAATCCTGCTTAAAGCTGTTTTAAACGACATGGGCAGCACGCTGCCATCGAATAACGTCATAATCACCGTCAATAGCAAGACACCCGATTGAGGTGCAGTCGCAGTGACATCGATTTTTTTTTACGTGACCATCATCAATCAGCCAGGCCAACGCTTCATCGGCGTAAGCTTTGGCTCGGTGCAGAACGGCAGACAGTTGCTTTTCGCGGGCGAGCAACCACAGCCGGCTGCCAATAGAACGGGTGTTAAAGGTATCGCCCCACCAACCGCGCCTGTCTGTGCCTGCCCCTGCCGGGAGTTCGTCAGAATCCAGTGCTCGGCGGTCAGTGAATGTCAGTGAATAATGAAATGATGATCGCCGTGCTTAATGAGTTATCCAGCAAAATATCAGCATGATCAATGACGATATCTGCGCCGTTGACTTGCCATTGTAAGGCGATATCATTCATTGCATTCATCGGGGTTTACTCGTACTGTATCCGTCGTGTTCCTGGTGAGTATGGTCTTTACCACTCGTCTGGCCTGACAGATGATCTTTCGCCTGGCTGACGCCGACTATATCCACATTGCCCGTAAAGCGGGTTTGTGGCGTGTCAAACACAATACCGTCTTCGGCGACCACTTCCAGCCGCTGGCAGTGGATACGGATCATTCCGTTCTCCGTCAGCAACACATGATGCCCTTCCAGATGATAGACCGCGCTGTCACCGCTCTTCAGGTTCTTCAGACGGCAACTGCGATTATCCACCGCGATGGCAACCAGATGCTGGCGAACGCCGCCATCCGATAACACAATCGCTTCACTGCCCGCCGGCGGGACGCTGGTCTGCCCGTAGTTCTGGAAGCGTTCGACATCATCAGCGGTTTCTTCAGCCAGCAAGGATACCTGGATATTTTGTTGCTTCAGGGCGTCATTGACGAAATTAACCACACCGCGGGAAACCAGCAGCCGGATACGGCGGGAGAGACTGGCGGTAAATTTGTTGAACTGCGCGATCATGGTTTCCACCTCACATCCTGAACTTTCTTTTCCGGGTCGGCGGGTTCGGTAAATCCCTCGCGGGGCATCAGTTCCAGCCGTGTTATCGTGCCGTTATCGCTGTCCAGCAGATAATTAACGGCAACGATCAATAGCGTTTCATCGGAAAATCCGGCCTGAGTGGCGTGCGCCATTGCGCGCTTTTGTTCCCACGCGGCGCGGGCCGTGCCTCTGGCGTTGGTCATGTTGTCATCGGCCAGAAAGATCGTCGGGCGGTAACGGGTGATCGCCGGATCGCGTGCATCCATATAAATAGCCGTGGACTGTACCGGGGTTTGGGTTTCGCCCCAGCGGCCCCCTGCTGCCGATGCCCCTTTAACCCGGTATAAACTAAACCGCTCCTGCCAGGATAATGACGTATCGAGGGTTTGGATTCTGATACCCGCATTTTGGGGATTGCCCAGCACCAGGGTGGCCACAGACTGGTTGCCTGCGGTGGTAAAAACCAGCTCACCGGCGGCATTGCTGGTCATGATTACCCCCCGGTGCCGGGCGGCGCGGGACAGGTTATCAAAGACGGTTTCACCGGGTTCGATTTGCCACTGGCGAAACGCGGTTGCGGCCGCGGCATCCTTAACCAGCCAGCGAACGGTGACCCCGAACGGCTGGCACAGGTCTTTAGCGATGGCCGCCAGACTGACATTCCGCCACTGGCCTTTGCCATGGATGGCGGCACAATCCACCAGGTCACCGGTTTTGTCCCGGCCGGATAACGTAATCGTGCGCTCATCAGCGTTGATACCGACGTCAACTGCATCGACATAGCCCGTGACCACCTGCTGGCCGTTAATCGCCAGCTGGCAGGTATGACCGGGTTTGAGTACCAGGGGTGAGTCAGTGTTCTTGACCGTGATGCCCAGACTGAACTGACCGGACATCTCTTCCAGACTGCGGGTGACATCCAGTGTTTTCCAGCCGGAATAGATTTTATTGCCCAAAATCAACTCAATGGTATTAGCCATGGATCACCTCAACCGCTAACCCACCAGAGACGAATGCGGGATGACGAATGCCATTACGGCGGATAAATCGGTTAATCTGCGCGACACTGCCGGTTTCCCGGTATAACGTCACCAGGGCGGGTTCTGTCCCCCTCACCTGAACAACGCGCGCTGTGGGTAAGGCGCTGGCCGTCACCTGCATCTGTTGCAGCAACACCAGACGAAAATGACGTAACTGGTCTGAGGTGCGGAACCAGCCTAAATCGCCGGTTTTCACAATCAGGTGCATCAGGGTGTCATCCAGTTCAAGACGGGTCTGGCGGACATCTCCCGGGGTTTCGATCAGGGGGATAGCGTCGATGTCCGCTGAACCCGCCAGCGCATCAGATGATGATGGCGGGGCCTGACCGGATACCGGGACGGTCAGACCGGGTGCAACAGGTTGCGGTGTATCAAGCGGCATGACGTTGTGCTGATACACCGCCTGTGTCAGTGCGGGCGCCAGTTGTTGCCCCCGGGCTGACGCCGAAGCCGCATTCAGGCTTAAGGTGGCTAATTCTTTTGCAATAAAAATCCCTGTGGTGACCGTCACCACCTGCTGAAGTCTGGCGACCGCAGGCACGTGGGATCGAAATTGTGACTGAATGCCACTGGCGGTTTTGCGCAATGTCCGGTCAGCCACGTCAGGGGTGGCCACGTCGGCCATGCCGGAAATCAGGTCGCTGAGACTGCCAAACAATTGCTCAGGCGCATTGATGATATTCTTCAGGGCACCTTTCAGCCCCAGCGCCGCGCCCAATAACTGATTCATGCCCGAGTTGGCGGGCAGGCTGCGGATACCATTAACAATGGTACTGACGGTATTTTCAATTGCGTTCAGGCGTTCCGTGGCCTGATTGACGGCGCGGGTGAAAGTCTGCCAGTTCGCCGTGATATCGGCCAGGGTGCTGTCGGTGAGCACCTTGCCGTCCAGTTCCGGCCGCTGTGAGACGAGGGGCGCGGTATGACTGGCGGCCGGCACGAAGGTCACGGAAAACCAGGCAACCCCGCCTGTGTAACAGGATTCACGGACGGTATAGGTTTCAATCTGCACTTGCTGCTTGCCGTAATACGGATGATCCATTTCCCCCGGTTCGGCTTTTTCCAGTGCGGCAATCAGGGCATCACGCTGATCAAAATAGCGGTCACCAAAAACCACGGCGGTAAAGGCATATTCCCGCGTACTCAGCCCCATATCTTCGGTTTCGCCATCATCCCGCAACGGGTATTCATGACGCACGACACGACGGCCGCCGGAGACGGTAGCATCATCAATGATGTAAAAAGGCACATTGCGGAACATTCCTTTCCCGGTGCCGATACGGCTGCGCCAGGAGGTATCGTTGAACAGCGTCATCAACTGGTCAAACTGCATCAGTAACTTCTCCCGTAGCTGTAGCCGGTGTGAACCCGTAAGTCGATATTTTCCGCCTGTACGGATTTGGTTCTGACTTTTAAATCATCCGCGGATTCCACCACCACGGTAATCTTGCCATCGGCAGGTTTGGCGGGGGCATCCGGCTTCGGATTGCCCACCGTCAGACGGGCCGCCGGAAAATCCGGCCAGGTGCCAAATGAATTCGGCCTGTCACCCGTTAAGTAAGGTGAAGGTTTAATGCCTTCAGTTTTAATTTTTTCATCACGCTCATACCACCAGTTGGTCAGGGGAGCAGGCAGCCAACCCGGCCCTTTTTCGGCATAGGGATAGTCTTCAGCTATCTTGTCCAGATGTTTTTGCATGTTTTCAGCCCCTTCCTCAGAAGATAAAAAAGGAAGAGATGCCATAGACGATATGGCAGAACCCCGAACATTATTACGCCAGCCTCGGCGATTATCTGGCCCCCCGCCGCTGCCGTTTCCATTATTACCGTTATTCCGATCTTGCCAGTTGGTGACATAAACGGGGACAACCTCCGAGCTATTGCCGCCAAGTCCACCGCCACCATTACCGTCAGCGCCTGCGCCTCCCGGGCCATTTTTGATATACTGCGCATAATTAAAGATCTTTTTACCCGCCCGCCAGGCATAACGGGCGGCAATCACCGTACCAATGGCAATCGCGGCTTTTTCAATCGCGGCCGCGTATTCATCCAGCTCGTCCGGTGTCAGATCATTAATCGCATCGGCTAAATCCTGAACCGGCTTGGCCAGCCTCAGCTGGGCAAAACGCTCCCCTGCATTGGCCAGCGAAATTAACGCTGCATTCAGGGTCTGGACATTTTGGGTGGCTTTTTCTTCCAGCAACCCTTCCTGGATACTGGCCGGATTAGCCATCGTTTTGGCTAAATCCCGCTTCTTGGGGTCAGCAAACACCATCGCCAGTTTAAGCGTGTCGCCGTCAAAAACATTTTCTAGGTTTTTTTCTTTTTGGTAGGCCGCTTGTCCGACCTCAAACAACAGGTCAACCGGGTGTTTTAGCTGCCCATTTTTATCTGTCGGTTTAACGCGACCGCGCTGCCATAAGGTTTTTAATTTTTCCTTATCCGTAATGACCGAATAAAAACCCTGAACGGCAGCAGCGGCCTGAGCCGGGTCGTTAAATTCGGCACTGGCCACCCGGATCAGGGCCAGCACACAGGCAACCCGGACCAGTACCACCGGCACGGTTTTCAACGGCAGGGTGGCGCGGCCATCAATATAACCATCAATCGTGGCCGTAGCATCCTCCAGGGCTATCTGGATCAGGTGCTCACGAGCGCGTTTCAGTGCTTCAGGTGACAATCTGTGAAAATCATCAATCTTGCTGTCTGTCAGGGTGTAAAGCGCATCGTGGCTATAACGGGCGTACAGGTCGCTCAGGGTGGCGTAGCTCATTGCTTGCCTCGTTTAGCCTGATTTGGCGGTGATCCGTCGTTTACCGCATCCTCAGCGTCTTGATTATCCAGCCCCCCTTCTGGGTCATCATCAGGATCTGCCGCGATAACCGTAACAGACAGACGGGGGTCGGCCTCCAGCGCCTAGCGTTCTGCCGACGTAACGGGCGGCAGGGTGTTTTCCCCCTGTTGCAAAACAAACCCCGCACGCCGGTAACCCGTATGCGCGGTATTGACAACACTGACGCCCACCATTTCAACGACGTGAGCCGAGTCCAGTAACGCCGTATTCGTTTCATCAGACATAACATTTCAACTCCTGTTAAACCGGATTTAAACGGGGCTGACACCCCGTTTAAGCAAGGACTTAAAGGTAATCGCCGACAATCAGTTCTAAGCGGCCTTTCATTTCGTTGCTGACCGTGCCGCCCTGACTATCGAGGGTCAGTTCGCGTTCCAGCAGCTGGGTCGCCAGCTTCTCCATGGTCGGCGGCACCACCAGATGGGTCGGGCGAATGGCCAGCGGACGCCCGCCATCGGCTTTAAAGCCGCGCATGGCAGAAATCACTGACCAGACGTTATCTGCGGTTAACTGGGCTTTGGCAGCATAGGCCAGTTGCCAGAATGAGTAACCTGCTTCACAGCGGGTATCGACCCCGTAACGGATCAGCTTGCGCATAAAGTTCTGCTCGTCATCCACCTTGTCCATCGCCACCATTTCCGGCGCCTTACGCTGCTGGAAAATCACCGGCTTGATGGCGCGGGAGCAGTCGAGCACAAACCACGGCTGCCCCTTGTAGCCCTCTTCCGCCAGAATATTGCTGACGTGCTTCGCCTCACTTTTGCCATCCACGGTCGGATAAACCGGGTGGTCAGTGTCAAAGAAGTTCTGCTTGTCATAGCAGAGAGTCTGAAAGCCGTCACGCAATGCACTGAAACACATCTCATCCGGCTGGACACCCGCCGCCCGGCCCATTTCGGTAAACAGCGGGGAATAAATGCCCACGTTGTCATCTTCAATGTCGTCACGGTCAACCCCGACCGTGCTTTCAAACGGACGGTTGACTATCTGGTAACCATGCGATTGCATGTCACTGATGACGCGGTCACCAATCCACTCCCGCATGCCCGGAAACTTACCGAGCCAGCCATAGGTATTGGATTTGGTGGTACTGGGCACGACGGTAGAAATTTTTTCGTACTGGCTGGGCGCCTCTTCCAGACCGTTCTGAAAGTCACCGTTCCAGCCCGTAAATAACGATTTGATTAACGCAGGGGTCACAATAGCCATTATTTTTTGGCTCCTTTCTGTTTACGTTTCAGGAATTCCGCATCAGTCAGCCCTTGCAGGCGGGCCGCTTCTTTGTCGGCCGCAGACAACACGGCCAGACGTTTACCCGGCTGACGGTATTGGGGGGTCTGGCGGCGGGTCAGGGCACCAATGCCGCGACGACCGGAGATCGCGGCATTGAGGGCGGCAATGCCATGCTGACGGGCCACGGCTTTCAGGTAAGGAATTTCGGCCGCGACAACCCGCCCGGTACGGCGGGCGGACGCAATGATGCTGTCGGCGCTGCCGCTGCTGGCACGGGCATTCAGTACCGCTGCCTGACGGGCCAGCAGGTGGTAAGCCCGTGCCGGGACAAACCGGGTCAGGTCAACCCCGTTGAGGGCGGCTTCTTCCAGAATTTGTTCGGCCTCGGTCAGGTCCACGGCATTCTCATCAATCAGCGTGGTGACTTCCGTGGATATCGCATCCGGGTCGGGCAGGGTTTCAATCACCTCCTGCGCATCCAGGGCAACCTGCGCGGAGGCTTTCAGGGTCTCCAGTGCCGCCAGTGCCTGGGTCAGCAAATCACTTAAGGCGTCGTCGGTCAGTTCGGTGGTGTCTTCAGGCAGTTCAATGCCCAACTGCTCCAGCAATTGCAATAACATGTCATTCATGGGGATGTCCTCTGTGGTAGGAGAAGGAGAAATCAGGGTGTCCCGTTGCGCACTCAGGGCCGCCATAGACTGCATGCCCGTCAGGCCGGGATCGTTGGTCAGTGCACCCAGCCGCAGATAGAGCGGGCGGCCGGATTCGTCATAGGGAAAGACGGCAGACAGGTACGCCCATTCGCGGTTATCCACGGCCGCCTGCGCTGCCGGGGTCAGTGACAGCCG